TTCAATGGGCATTTTTGGTTTTCTATCAAAGGCTCACATTGATACTAATATAATGATAGGTTCTAATCAAGTTAAAATACAAATGCTTGACCAGAGAGAATATCTGTTAAACAATAAGCTTCAATACTTGCTTAAAAAAGCAGGTGATGACCCTGAGAAAATTAGTAGAAAAACTAATGCACTTGTACTATCAACACAAAAAGAACTTGAAGTTCTAATTACAGAAAGACTTCCACTTTTATCTGAAGAAAATAAACTATCTGCTGAGATTGGTCCTATTAAATATGTAGCTGAATTAGTTTATGGGTATTCTGATAAAGATATCATCGATAAGGCAGTAAGACTTGTTATACTTATCATCATTTTTGTTTTCGACCCTTTGGCTGTACTATTATTGGTAGCATCAAACATGTCATATAGACAGGCAAAGAACCGAGAAGAGCTTGACATCTTACCCTTTAATGATGTACCATCCACCCTTGATAAGAACAATAAACTTATTCCTAAATCATCAATTATGAGAATGTAAATGAGGCACAAACTATGAGCAGTATACTTGATAAAATAAAAAATAATTCTACCATCAAAGAAAGTTCTATTCTTTCTACTTCTAAATTCTTTACTGAAAAAGATATGATACCTACAGATATACCGATGGTAAATGTGGCATTGTCCGGCAAAATAGATGGCGGATTAACACCAGGTCTTACAATGTGGGCCGGTCCATCTAAACACTTTAAAACTGCATTTAGTTTATTGATGGCAAAATCATATTTGGACAAATATCCTGATGCAGTATTATTGTTTTATGATTCAGAGTTTGGCACACCAAAGAAATACTTTGAAACATTCCAAATTGATATGAAAAGAGTTTTACATACTCCTCTAACAAACATCGAAGAACTTAAGTTTGATGTAATGAAACAATTAGAGGCGATTGAGCGTGGTGATAAAATTATTATTCTAATTGATTCTATTGGTAATCTTGCTTCGAAGAAAGAAGTTGATGATGCAATGGATGGTAAATCTGTAGCAGACATGTCTCGTGCTAAACAAGTCAAGTCTTTATTCAGAATGATTACTCCACATTTAAATCTTAAAGATATTCCAATGGTTGTAGTTAATCATACTTACAAAGAAATTGGTATGTTCCCTAAAGATATTGTTGGTGGTGGTACAGGTTCTTATTACTCCGCTGATAGTATATACATTGTTGGTCGTCAACAAGAAAAAGAGGGAAAAGAAGTTACAGGATATAACTTTATTATTAATGTAGAAAAATCTAGATATGTAAAAGAAAAGAGTAAGATTCCTATATCAGTATCATGGGAAGGTGGTATACAAAAATATTCTGGTTTAATCGCTCTAGCAATAGAGGGTGGCTTTGTTTCTAAACCAAGTCCAGGATGGTATGCTAAAATTGACCGAGCGAGTGGTGAAATTCAAGATAAGGTAAGATTGGCTGATACTCAAAACGAACAGTTCATGAAATCTATTCTAGATAATCCAGAGTTCTCAGACTATGTGAAGAAAAAATATGAAATTGCCTATTCTAACATTATGGGAGAGGATAGCTTATTATCTCCAGATGTTTTGGACAACAATGAATCCAAGCAAACAGAAACAAACAAAGTATAAACAGGAGGTGGATTGGCGATTTGTCAATCCAGATAATACATCTTTTGAAGATGCACCTGTGACAGCGGTTGGTTTAATGATACCAGAATACGAAGGTGTTCTATATCATTATCATAAAGCAAGGGTAGTCGAAGAAGGCGAAGGCGCTCGATTACAATTTGGTTTTACTATATTATCCCCAGGCACACATGATATAGAAGAACTTGAGAAAGACGGAGAATTTCAAGAAATTATGGGAGAAATTCTATCCGACATTATAATGGCACAACAAAAACATGACAAACAGACTAGAATCGACAATACTAAAGAACCTGATATACAATGATGAATATGCAAGAAAGGTTTTACCATTCATAAGACCTGAATACTTTGCTGACAATTCTGAAAAGATAGTCTTTAAAGAAGTCTTTGAATTTATTCAACAATACAAAAATCCACCAACACATGAAGCTCTTGTAATTAATTTTACAGAGAAAAAAGACTTGAATGAAAATCAAGTTTCTGAATCTATTGAACTTCTAAAACAAATTCATCTCACTAAGAATGAACCAACTGATACTGCATGGTTAATTACTGAGACTGAAAAGTTCTGTCAAGACAAAGCAATCTATAATGCTATTATGGATTCAGTTCAAATACTTGATGACAAAGAACACAAAAAACCAAAAGGTGAAATACCAAAACTCTTATCAGATGCCCTTGGCGTATCTTTTGATAGTCATGTTGGCCATGATTACACTGAAGACCAAGATGCTAGATTTGAGATGATGCATAAAGTAGAAAACAAAGTTAAATTTGATTTAGACTTATTCAATAAGATTACTAAAGGTGGTTTGCCAGTTAAGACTTTAAATATCGCTCTTGCTGGTACTGGTGTTGGTAAATCATTATTCATGTGTCACATGGCTGCTAATTGTTTATCTCAAGGTCAGAATGTTTTATATATTACTTTAGAAATGTCTGAAGAAAAGATTGCAGAAAGAATTGATGCCAACTTATTAGATGTTACAATGTCAGACTTACATACATTAAGTAAGAAAGATTTCAATGTTAAATTTGAGAACTTAAAAAGTAAAACACATGGTAAATTAATCATCAAAGAATATCCTACTGCAGCTGCCTCTGCATTACATTTCAGAGCTCTTATTAATGAACTTGCTTTAAAGAAGAGTTTCAAACCAGAAATTATCTTTATTGATTATTTAAATATATGTACATCTGCTCGTATAAGACCAGGTTCTAATGTAAATAGTTATTCATATATTAAATCGATTGCAGAAGAACTAAGAGGTTTGGCTGTAGAAGCAAATGTTCCAATAATGTCTGCTACACAAACCACAAGAGGCGGCTTTACTAGTTCAGACCCTGGTCTAGAAGATACTTCAGAATCATTTGGTTTGCCAGCAACAGCTGACTTCATGTTTGCTTTAATTAATAATGAAGAACTTGAGAATCTTGGTCAGATTATGGTTAAACAATTAAAGAATAGATATAATGACCCCTCTTATTATAAGAGATTCGTTGTTGGTATTGATAGAGCCAAAATGAGATTATATGATGCAGAACCAAATGCACAACTTGAACTGTTAGATACTGGCACACAGAACGATAAGCCAGTAAATACATTCGGTAGTCGTGAAAACAAAAACGGATATAGTGATTTCAAAATATGAGTTTAACTAAAGAACAAGCAATACATTGTGCTAAAGTATATTCAGATTACTTTGACCGATTTGAAAGAATCGATGATTACATTCGTGACCAGAAACTAAACTCTCTTGCTGATAGGCCTTTTGTTTTACCAGGCATGGGACCAGAAGAAGATTTGTTTTCTGATTTTAGTATTCATCCAAGAGATATGGATTTAGAAATTGTGGAATTACCACAAGACAAATGGGACATCTATCTCAATATGATTTCGTCTCATTCTAATATGACCAGTATTCCTGGTAGATGTTTAAGGTTGGCTGTATTAGAAAAAAATACTCAGAAATGGGTCGGGTTTATACGCCTTGGTTCGCCAGTAATTAATATGAAACCAAGAAACCAAATGTTGGAGTCGGTCTTCTCGCAAACTGCAGAAGGAGCTTCAGCATTTAATAAAACCACAATGATGGGTTTTGTGATTGTGCCATCGCAACCATTCGGTTTTAATTATCTTGGTGGTAAATTATTGGCCGCCATATGTTGTTCACATTGGGTTCGTGAAAGGCTTAATGCCAAATATAAAATGAACACCTGTATGTTTGAGACAACAAGTCTATATGGCAGTTCCAAGGCGTCCTCACAATATGATGGTATGAAACCATTAATAAGATTCAAAGGTCTAACTGATTCTTCTTTTCTTCCCATGATGCATGGACCAATATATGAAGACTTAAAGAGATATGTTGAAGATGCTATTGGCGGACCTCTAGTGCCAGCTGATGCTACTTCTCGTAAGTTAAAGATATCTAATAAGATAATGTCATTAACAAAGGTTGCACTTAAAGGTACACCTGAGTATGAAGGTTTCATGAATACTATTAAGAACGCCTTGAATTTGACTGAGAAGAAAAGATATTATGTTTCTAATTATGGTATCAAGAACTTCATAGATATAGTTACAGGTAAAACTGATAAGATAATCAAAGATAAAGAAAATTATGAAAAACATAATCTAGAAAATATCATTGAATGGTGGAAAAAGAAAGCATCAAATAGATATGATAATCTAAAGAAAGATAATAGATTGAGAAATGATATAGAAGTGTGGACAG